AAAATACTTACTAAAGATAAGAAGTCAGTTTTTAAAGATAAAGAGTTTTGCTTGCTAAAGATACTTGCTAATAAAAGTTTTGCTTCTAAAGGTTTGCTTCAAGGCAAAAATCCACTCTACTATAGAAAAAAGCTCTTGGGAGGAAGCTTTATTGAAAACTATGAGGACAAAAACCTTTATTTTTCAATGTTTTTCAGAGAGGGGGTTCAATCTCGCTATTTTGGAAAACGACGCTCAAAACCCCCGACTATACCCGCCCCGCACTCTTACACTTCTTTTATATCTCTTTTTTGTGTCTTTTTTATGTATTTTTTACGAATGATTTTTTTATTATTATTTTTTATGTTCTTTTTCTGTATGTAAGTATAGTAAAGTATAGTGAATTTAATTATACTTAATTATACGATTGTTTTTTGTTGATTTTTAAGTAATTTTCAAGGATTTTTGTTATTTTTTATTATTTTTATTTATTTTTTCAATTTTATCTTTATAATTCTTTGATTTTTAAGTATTTATAAAACTTTTTTTTCTTTACATTTGCGTTGCTCACTTTATATAGTATATTGAAAAACGAGTTGTGTGTTTTTTATAGTTGTCCTTCCTGTTAATTTCAGTTGATTTCCTTTTAAAAATTGGGATTTTTTTATGAAAATCAATAAAACTGTCAAACAACTCAGTAAATTATCTCAATACAAAAACGCTTCTGAGAAAGATTTAAAAAATATAGCTGAAAAAGTAGTTAATTTAAAGCAAAAAATAAAAGATTTAGATATAAGCAATTTGTTCATTGACAAAGAAGAAAAGAAAAAAGCTAAAGAATTAGCTAAGAAATATTTACAAGACTTTATAATAGAAACAGTTAGCGATAAAAATACTTTAAAAAGTTTAATTTACTTAGAAATACTTAATATCAGACTGCAAAATATCATCAATAATTTACATGTTAAGAATAAAGCAGTTCCGTTAAAACTGATTGAGAGTATTCATCATAACATAGACAAAATCAATCAATTAAAAGAGCAGTTAGGTTTAAATAAAAAAGACAAAAAAGAAGAAAGTAATGTCTTTAAATATTTAGAATTACTCAAAAAAAAGTTCAAGATTTGGAGAGAAAATAATCAAGCTAGTAGAACTCTCAAATGTCCTTATTGTGGGCAATTAATATTACTAAAAATACGCACTGATTGTTGGGAAGCTCAAAAGCATTGCTACTTTAAAGACGGAGTGTTGTATAACAAAACGCTATTTGAAAATCTAAATAAAACAGTATTAATTGACAAAGAATTTATAGCTAAAGTATTAGAATGCTCTCCTTATTACGTTGATTGGATGATAAAGAAAGCAAAAAGTAGCAACAAATAATTACTAACGTAATTATTTTTTATTTATTATTTTAGTAGTTTATTTTTTAAGTAGTTTAAAGTATTACGTAATATATCGTAACGTAATTTATTATTAACATGTTACATGTTACGTATAATAAAAGAGAAAAAATAATTATATATAATTATTTTTTCTCGTATAAAACATGTTAATTTATTAATTACTTGTTAATTAACATAAAGGAGGGTTAATGGTATATCAAGAGAAATTAAAAGAATTGATTAATAAAAAAGTTTCTATTTTACTAGACCATCATAAAACTGAAGAAAGTAAACTAAAAGAAAGTTATACTGGAATAGTAAAGTTTATTGAAAATGAATTACTTATTTTAGAAATTAATAACGAAAATTTTTTTATTAAAGAAGTTTGGATTGATACTAAAGCTATAATTTCAGTTTGGGTTTTAAAAGAATAATAAACATGTTAACTAACTTAACAGAAGAAGAATTAGAATTAATAGAATTATTACATTATCCTGTAGCTAGTATTGAGTGTTTATTTAGTAATTTAGATAATTTAAGTTTATTCAATGATAATTTTAGTCATGTTAGATTATATCAATTACCGATGTTAAGTTATGAATATATAATAGATTATGATAATTTAACTAAAGAAAGTCAATTAAAATTAAGAGAAAAGGCAGGAACAGTATATGCATTAGCAGCTCGAACAATAGGAAAAACTTTAATGACTGAGAAACTTGATATACCAATTAGTGCTATTTTATTAGATAACGATGTAGAAGGATTTACTAGTTTCGATGCTTTACATATTCGTGGAGTTTTAGAAGACGTAATTTCGGCATTTGAAAATCATCCCATATTACAGTCCTTTGAAATAAAAGTAAATAGAAGTCCCAATTATCAACTCAGAACTAAAAATGGATGGTTCTTAGAAAGCGTTAATATGAATGTAGGTTCTAAAAGTCCTGGCAAAGCATTTCATCAGAAACATTTTGATAAACTTTTTGTGGAGGAAGCTTCCTACGAAACTGAAGAAGTTTATAAAAAAAGGGCTGAAAGCACTAAAGAAGGCGGTCATCAAGTAATAAGAGCTACTGGAATGACTAACTTTACTAAACAAATGCCTATAGGAGAAATATTCTATGATATTAAAAACAAACCTTTCATAGTAAATCTTCCTAGTTATGTTAGTCCGTTGTTTACTAAAGAAAGTAAACAGAAAGCCATAAAAAAACACGGTGGTGAGCATACTGCTAGCTTTCGCATCTTCATCGAAGGAGAAGTTATAGAGCAAGGTTGGTCAGTTTTTGATATGCAACGAGTAAGAGAAAACTACTTGGAGAATAAAGTAATCAAACATTTTGAAGTGGAGAAAAAGAATTTTGGGTTTTTTAAAAATATTATAGTGCTTACTAGACCCAATAATGCTGAAGAGGTTTATGTGTGTGCAGATATAGGAGAAAGCACTAGCGCTACTGAGATAATTATTTTATTTAAAACAAATGATAAATATCGCTACGAATATAACATCACTTTATACAATTTAACTGATAAAGAACAAGAAGAAATATTTGATTTTGTCATTCAAGAAGTTAAAGCTAACATTATAAGTTTAGATTGTGGCGAAGGATTAGGAAGAGTAATATATCGCTACTTAGAAGAAAAATACGGTAAAGAACACTTAGTCTATTACGATGGTAGTAAAAAAATCAAAGTAGATTTTGAAAGAGATGAAAATAATAACGTCGTATTTAAAAATGGTGAACCTGTTTACAAAGAAGAATTCATGTCTGAATGGTCAGTGCAAAGACTAAAACAATTATTATACGATAATAGAATTTTAATACCGCAAGATTATAAATTTGATAAACAATTTAACTCTGTAATATGCACACAGAGTGGAAATAGAATGATTTATGATTGTATAGCAGATGAGGACCATTTATATAGTGCGTTTAAGGTATTCGCAATAGCTCAATGGGATAAAGAATTTAGCATAATAAAACCAGTAAAAGTCAAAAAGTTTTTTAAGTCGGGAGTATAAAAATGGCAAGTATTTTAGAGACTATGGGCTTGACAGAGTCGTTGCGTTGGTTAAGTTCAATGATTCAACTTTATCAATCTGACGAAATTGCAATACCCAATAAATTTCGCAATCAAGTATTAGAAGTCAAAGAACTACTAAAAAGCGATGTGAGTGGTTTAGTAAATTCAGTATTAGACTTTGCTATTAATTGTGCTTTAGTAGATTATACAATAGAAACTGATAACAGTAATTTAACAACAATACTAAATAATTGGTTAAATAAAATCAATTACGATTATAAAGGCAAAATTCCTATAGGAATAAAAGCTTTAGCAAAAGAATACTTCAGAGAAAGATGGAAAGGCAGTTCATTTCTATTACTCAGAACTTTATGGGCAAGACAAGACGATTTTATACTGCCAACCGCTTTGTGGTTTGTAGATGGTGAAGACATAGTCGTAGAAAATGGCAACAAAGAAGTAAGAGTTTTAGGTGAAGAAAAATATTATTTAAGAGTTTCAAAAAGAGAAAAATTACAATTACCTTACAAAGATGAAGAAAGAATTTTTATTCAAAAACCTTTTACTAATTGGTCTTCATTAGAACCTGTTCCTTATTTGATACAAAGAGGAATTTTTAAAAATTTAAAATTATTAGAAATTCTCGAAAAGAAAGGTGAATTTATAGTAAGCAAAGCACTAGAATATTTAATGCTCTTTAAAAAAGGAACTGAAAGAATGGCATTATCAGGAAATCCCGATTTCATTTACAGTGAAGAAGATTTGAAAAAAATTAAAAAAGATTTACAAGATTTTTTAGAAAAAAGAAAATCTGAAAAAGGAACTCCCGTTTACACAACTGCTTTTGATACTGAAATTGAACATTTAATACCTGAATACTCGAGAGCATTAAGTCAAGAATTATATACACCAATTGAAAGAAGAATACTTGCGGGTCTCGGAATTTTGGAGATTATACAGGGATATGGTGCAAGTTCCCGCCGAGAATCGATTTTTAATCCAAAACCTTTTATTGCTGAAGTAGAATCTGCAATAGAAGATTTCAAAACTTTATTAATGGACATAATTTACACAATAATTGAATTAAACGAGAAAGACCATCCAAAATATTTTAAAGGAATTAATAAAATCAAAGTAAATAGCACTTTAATTAAGTCTTTCATTAGTGATGATTTAAGAGTTATTCTTCGTAGTATGTATGATAGAGGTTTATTAAGTAAACAAACAGCAATAGAAGTTTTAGGTAATTTGAATTTTGAAATAGAGAAGAAACGTAGAAAGAAAGAATGGAAAGAAAGCTTAGATATTATATTCTATCCTCCTGTTTTGAGAAATGTAGAAGAGCAAGTTTATGCTCCAGATATTTCTCCTGAAGATATTGAAAAAATTGAAAAATTAGAAGACCAAAATAAAACAGGGATAGAAAAGAAAAACTACTTTATGTCAAAAAAGATTGTTGAATGTCCATATTGTAAAACAAAATTTGATTTTGAAACACAAGAAGAAGTTAGAATGGGAGTAATATTATGTCCTAATTGTCATAAAGAATTAACTCAAAAAGATTTATTTAAATCAGAAATATATGAAGAAGCCCCTTATAAAAACATAAAAGAATTACCTGAAAACATTAAAAATTCTTTAACTAAAGAACTACAAGAAATATGGATGAAAGTTTTCAATGAAGCATTAGAAAGATACAAAAATGAAGACATTGCACGTAAAGTGGCTTGGAACGTTATTAAGAAAATAAGCAAAAAGAATAAAAATGGAAAATGGGTTAGAATAAATAAATCTTCAATAGATATAAATAAAATCTTCAAAGAATTGGAGAGTTGAAATGAATG